ACAGGCTTTTTTAATCTTCGTGATATGGCTAAAGCATATTACCAAAACTATGAGTCTAAGATCTTGGTTGAGGATTCGCTTGGCTTGCCTACCTCGGCAACAGCCGGAGAAGTCTATGACATCATAGTTCTATACTATGACCGACAGAGCGAGAGCACCAAAAGACAGACTTTTCAAGTGACTCATGAAACCTCCGCAAGCTTTGGAGGATCATCTATAGGTAGACTCCTTCACATAGCCGATTCCAACAGCTTCTCCAATAATGTGAGCTTTGCAGATTGGCAAGACTCGGAAAGAGTCCTGATCTTTAGGGGTAGCCAAGTCATTGAAGACAATGCAGGCCAAATCATGCTCAAGCTCTTAGAGAGTGGTGGTGGTGATGAGATCAATGGAGACTATGACCTTTTAGGACTAGGCTTGAATATATCGAGCAGCGATATAGATGAAGACAGCTTCCTCGCTGTTGGTGCTTCCTGTCCTTTTGTCTTCACTGATCAATTCGCAGGTGATGGATCGAGCTTGAGAGGAATCTTTGATAGCTTGCTCAAGCTTATGGGGGCTTGTCTTGTAATGAAGCGAGATGAGTCCACCGGTCGAAGTCGTTTGAGCCTACAAGCCTTAGGTTCAGAGCGCTCGACTGACTCTTCATTGACCATCGAGGCCGGTGACTGGTTAAGTGATCCTGCGCCACATTGGGACATCTATGAAGACATAGTCACTCAAATTAAATATGAGTTCGATTACTCGGCAGAAGAGGACAGCTATTTAAGCGAGGTGATCTTCAACAACCAAGAAGCAATCAACCGCTATGGTGGAGAGCGGAGCAAGATCACTTTGACTTTGCCTGGAGTAAGCTCAAGAGACTTCGGGAGGAATGCAGGAGATAACTTCAACTTCTTTCTTCCAAGCTCATCTCGAATCTTCAACATTCTATCAAATCCTTTGAGAGTATGGCGAGGCTCAATTGGTACAGGTCCAAGCGCTTTCCTAGATGTTGGGAGCTACGTGACTGTAAGTTCTCCACACTTGCGAGGCTATAGCGATTCTTATGGAGTGACCAATGGAGTTGGAATGGTTCGATCTATCAATCAAGAGCTAATGAGCGAGGGTTGTGAAATCGAGCTACTCACCACAGGTTTGAGTCCAGTGGCTTGGAATGCGACAGCCTTTGTCAGTATTGTCCCAACTAATACGACTGTCGTAGTTGAGAGTAATTTATTTAGTCGTAGCGGTGTTGATGATGTGAGCTTCTTTAAGGTTGGCGATGTTGTTGACTACTTACCACAAGGTGATCATGATAATGCTATTATAGGCTTAGAAATACAGAGTATTTCATCTAACATAATTACATTTACAAGCGCTCATGGAATATCCGCACCAAAGGGAACTTTAGAGCCTACCACTTACGCCAACGCAAGCTCCACACATAAAGCAGACGCTTATTTAGCAAATGCTAGCAGTATAATAAACACAGACACCGAAGCACAGGAGTTCAGTTAATGCCAACTAAAGCAGACCTTGAAAACAAAATCTTAGATCTTAAACATGAGATCAGAAGACAAGAGCGTTCTATCAATCAATTAAAGCTTGATATAGATGAACTTCCTTCAAATGCTTTTCAGCCAAGTTTCCCGACTCCACAACTATCTGAACAAACAAGACAGGCACTTGATCGAGCAAGTCAAGAATGGGAAAGGGTTGTTTATGACCCATCTTCAAGAATCAACACATACATCAAAACTAAAGAGGGTATTGGGTGGTCTTGGGAATCTGACTATATCAAGAATGGTCAATTTGCTTGGTGTGGTGCGTTTGCTGCCTTTGCTCATAAAGCTGTGAAGTTTCCAATTAGACATAAGATCTTTCCAAGCTGTTATCGTATGTATAAAGCATGGTCGAAGACTTCACGTTCGATTGATCATGCTAAGGTTTTGCCAGGTGATATTGTTGTTGTATATACTTCCAAGCGATCAATCCAAGGTGATCACATAACGCTTTGTATTGATAATTCCACAATCAATGAGGGATATATCACAACCATTGAGGGGAATGCTCATGGCACTCTTGGCGATGGAGAGTATGGTGAGGGAGTAATCAAGCGAGAGCGCAAGCTTGAAGAGTTCGCTCATGTTTATCGACTATTAGGAGATGACTTTGATGAGTGATCCTAAACTTTTAGATAAAGCAGGAGGACGGAAAGTCTTAGCTTTTTATTCTGCTCTAGCCTGTTGTTTTATTCTAGCTCTATTAGACAAAGCACACACTGAAGTTTTAGGTCTAATTGATACGCTTTTCTTCATTTATGCAGGTGCAAACGTCATGGCAAAACGTCAACCACAACCACAACAAAAGGAAAAAACAAATGAGTAAACTTGGAGTACAGAATCCTATTTCAGCAGGTCAATTAGTTGGCGCTTATAATGCTTCTTCAGTATCTGACACAGATTGGCACACACTAACCAGTAATGAGTTTTATGATACAGTAACAGGAAATCAAATAACCGATGGTCTACAGTTTGCCTTTGTGGCCTTGATCAGTTCCTCAACCTCAACCTTAAGCTTTTTAAAGCTTCGAGCGGCGGCAGGAGCAGGAGATGGAAAGACCAACACTGATGGAGTGATACCTGTATTTGGTCGATTTGAGATTGATAGCCAAGCTCTTCAGGCAGGCGATTCGGTTACATCTATTGCATATGCTAAAGGTGCAAGTGGTGACTCTGTTGTTATCATTGCAGGCTTCAACAAATAAGGATTGAATCATGGCGATTAAAACACAAACTTTTACAGGTGGTGGTGGTGGGAGTATTACTGGAGGCCTTGTATACAAAGGTACATTTAATGCAACCACCGGACTCCCAAGTTTGGCAAATGCCGAACAAGGTGATTATTATAAGATTGCAACAGCAGGAACAATTTACGGTCAGACTTGGGACATTAATGACAGCTTATTGATCAATGCTGATATGGGCGGTTCAATAACAAATAGTAAGATTGATAAGATCGACAACACCGAGCCAACTAATGTTCTGATTACTACTAACAATCTAAGCGATCTAAACAACGCAGGGACAGCGAGAACGAATCTTGGCCTTGGTAATGTAGCGACACTGTCAACAGGAGTTTCAAACGGAAACGTGATTGTAGCGGATTCCACTGGTCTTCCTGCGATTGATGGTAGTCAGTTGACAGGCATAATAGCGACCGACTCAACCAAGTTGGCAATAGCAAACAACTTAAGCGATCTAAACAACGCAGGGACAGCACGAACAAATCTTGGACTTGGCAATGTTGCGACACTATCAACAGGAGTTTCAAACGGAAACGTGATTGTGGCAGACTCGACAGGTTTACCTGCGATAGACGGTTCACAGTTAACAAATATCACAGCAACCGACTCAACTAAATTGGCTATTGCAAACAACTTAAGTGATCTAAACAACGCAGGGACAGCACGAACAAATCTTGGACTTGGCAATGTTGCGACACTATCAACAGGAGTTTCAAACGGAAACGTGATTGTAGCGGACTCGACAGGTTTACCGGCGATTGATGGTTCACAGTTGACAGGTATCACAGCAACCGACTCAACTAAGCTTGCTATAGCTAACAATCTAAGCGATCTAAACAACGCAGGGACAGCGAGAACGAATCTTGGCCTTGGTAATGTAGCGACACTGTCAACAGGAGTTTCAAACGGAAACGTGATTGTGGCAGACTCGACAGGTTTACCTGCGATTGATGGTTCACAGTTGACAGGTATTACAGCGACTGACTCAACCAAGTTGGCAATAGCTAACAATCTAAGCGATCTAAACAACGCTACCACAGCGAGAACGAATCTTGGTCTTGGTAATGTAGCGACACTGTCCACAGGAGTTTCAAATGGAAACGTAATTGTAGCGGACTCCACTGGACTTCCTGCGATTGATGGTAGTCAGTTGACAGGTATTACAGCGACTGACTCAACCAAGTTGGCAATAGCTAACAACTTAAGCGATCTAAACAACGCTACCACAGCGAGAACAAATCTTGGACTAGCCACAGTAGCCTCAACAGGTGCTTACAGTGATTTAAGTGGAAGTCCTACTAATGTAAGTACATTCACAAATGATGCCGGCTATTTAACTTCAGCAGGCTATCCAGTGCAAACAGCGATTGGAGGTATGGACGAGACAGGAACTGGAGGGAGTGATAATAGCACAGATATAAATCTAAACTCGGCGCTATTGTTAACAGCGGCAAGTGTGAATGATGTAGAAGTTAAACTTCCTTTAATCTCCACCGCTAGTGATGGTGATGTGGCTATAATAGTAAGAAAAAACTCAGGATCATTAAAAATTAGTAAACATGATAGTGAAACTGTATCTAATCCAATTATGTACTTAGATGCGGGTTTTGGTGATAACTTTACAATCACTAATAATCAACAGCAAATTCATGTGAGATTTGATAGCGCAGGCTCTGGAAGGTGGTACATATACGATAAAGCCCAAGGAACTGCGGCATTATTAGACGTTGGAACTTCAGCAAATCAAATAGTACAGTTAGACGGATCTTCAAGATTGCCTGCTGTCGATGGCTCACAGTTGACAGGAGTGACAGCGACCGACTCAACCAAGTTGGCAATAGCAAACAACTTAAGTGATTTGAACAACGCAGGGACAGCACGAACGAATCTTGGCCTTGGTACAGCTTCAACAAGTGCAAGCACTGACTTCTTGAGCGCAACAGGAGCGGACTCATTAGGTGGTAATCTTGATGTGAATGGAAATGATATTGTTTCATCTTCTAATGGTGATATTGAAATCGCTCCTGATGGAAACGGCTCATTCATCATCAAGGGAAATGCAACAAGTGGAAGCGGTCGAATAGTTCTAAACTGTGAACAAAACTCGCATGGAATCACGTTGAAAGGGCCTCCACATTCAGCCGAAGCAAGTTACACATTAACACTTCCAAATGACGATGGTGACGCAGGCGAAGTTTTAAAAACTGATGGAAATGGCAATTTAGATTGGGTTGCTCAAAGCGGTGGTGGTTCTGCTCCAACTGTGACCAGTGCTTCTCCGAGTTCAAACTATACAATCTCAACTCATGCAGATAATGAAGAGATTTATATCCTAACTCCATCGGCTGACATTTCGGTTTTCTTACCATCGGCTTCGAGTTGTGGGAGCGGTTACAAGTATCAAATCAAGAATCTTGGTGCTTACACTATCACTATTGATCCGGATTCAACTGAGTACATTGACCACTCAGGACAAACAACTTTCGATATTGTCCAATATGAAAGTGTTACCCTGGTAACCGATGCTTCAAACTGGTTCATTATCTAAGGAGTTAATTATGACTTTTGTCCATAAGCTTGGCTCGCTAGAAATAGGAATTGCTGATTTAAGCAACAGCTATGCAAGCGGAACAAGTTCACCCTATGGCTTGAGTAATGCAGTCGGTAACTTGTCGCTTTCTATCGGTGGAACAGACAGTGATGAAATCACACTCTCAAGAGGTCGTTATGTTCTTTATGCTGTCCCTTATGTAACAACAACAGCCAATGTTCAATTTACTTGGCAGTCTGACGCAAGTGGCTCATTTGCTAATGTTGGAAAAGTTGGAAAAGTTCCGATTTCTGGAGATGGTACAGGACAAAACTCATCGGCGGTTTATGCGTTTGATGTGACTTCAAGCGTTAAGGTTCGATTGAGGCTTACTGCATTAGGTGGCTCTGCTAGTGACTCGGGCGGTTATGTAAGAATTAGTAAGGGGGATTTATGACTTTTTTAAAGAGGCCAGCGCTTGGTTTATGCTTTGCAACAGGTGGAAGCAATGCTTCGACAGTGGCTTCAATTGGCTTTGATCAAACTGAAGACAGCGGAAGTCAGTACGATAGCACTGATCGAAGCAACACTTTCAGCACTCCAATATTAGGAATCACTCGAATTTGTGGTGATGAAACGCAAACTATATTAAGACTATCTCAATACTGTGCAAGTGACAATGAGACCGACACAACAGAAAGAAAATATGTGTTCAGTGGTCGCACTTGCGATGAGAATGACACTCAATATACAAAAGGCGATTCTGAAAGTTATTGTCGAAATAATGTAGTTAAGATCTATGAAGTAGGTACTGCTGTTAGTTCAAGAAAGTGGGCTTGGCTAGAGTGGACTCATCTTGAGTTTTATAGAGTAACTTAGGAGTTTATCATGACGTTTTTAAGAATGCATAAGCTTAAGCTTAGTCAACACATATTTACATGCACTGACAACCAAAGCAGAAGCACAGCAAGTGCTATAGTTCAACTTAATTCAACGATCTACACACAGCAAAACTATTTCAATTACACACCAACAGTCAGCACCACAGATGATCGAATCACTTTACCGGCAGGTAAATACTATCTTGAATGTGCTTTAAGTATCACTAAGAGCGCAGGAACATGGAATATGGAGTATTATTGGCGCTCTTACGACTCCGGGACTAGTACATATACGACCATTGGCCATGAGGGTAGAGAGAACGGGGCTTTAAACCAAGGCAACCCATATAAGAATCAAATAGCTACTGCTTACATTGAAAGCGCTAGTAGTATTGAATTATCTGTTTGGTCAGAAGGGTCTACAACTTACGCTATTAATAGCACCACATATCTCCCAAATTATGGAGGCAAGTCAAGACTTGCAGTATGGAGACTAGAATGATTGAACAATTACTAACTAACAAAGAGACAGTCCCCTACGCTTTAGCATGTTTCTGCATTGTACTCTCGATGTTCATTGGTTACCTTTTTGGCCACCAAGATCCAGGAGCTGTCTGTGCTGAGTACATTATTCAAGAGCGACAAGCAACGAGCAAAGCGATTGAACTAAATGAAGAGCTGACACAATGCAAAGCAACAAAAACAGGTGGCGCTGTGATTGATTGCAAACGTGTGTGTGATGAACAGACAAAGCGAGCGCTTGAAAATTACAAGTCTATAGCTTGTGAGGACTAGTCATGAACTTTTTTTTAAGCGTTGTGATGTTCCTGACTCCACTTGTTGACATACCAGCCACCGCCATTTGGCTAGGAAAAGGTATTGAAATAATTCAAGGGGAAAAAATCAAAGCTGGCGAAGTGGCGTCAACAACAAAGATGATGCTGTCAATTCATGATTTCGTTCGTCTGAAATCAGCAATGGAAAGCTCAACTGATCTTTGCTCGTGGGCGATCACTGAGACAGCAAACGAGTGCATGAAGGGCGCAAAGCGACAGCTTGACATTGCGCTCAATCGTGAATCTAATCAGAGCGATTTAATCACAGCTTACGAGCACAGATTAAAACAAACTGAGTCAGCATTGAATGATTCTGAAAACTATAATAAAATACTTCTATATGTTAGCGGTGGTTTGGCTATTATAGCGGCTTCGACAACGACACTGTTTATTGCAAAGAAGTGAAATTATGGACAGCATGAACCCAATTGATATTGGTCAACTTTTAGCGCTTGCGGCTTTTTGGTTTTCAACTGTAAAAGACAAAGCGTCAAAAGCTGAAGAGCTTGGACAGATGAAGCAACAGATCAGATCTCTTGAAACTCGTGCTTCAAATGTCGATGCGCAATTGAATGAAATCAACACGAAGCTGAATCAACTTGTTGAAAGCAATGCACGTCTTGAAACTCAACTGACATTATTAATCAGTCAACAGTGAAAGCAAAGCATTTAAAAGTTCGCATTCAACAGTGTGAATTGATCGCTTCAAGCTCCCCTTGTCCACGTCGCAAAGTGGGCGCAATCATTGTTGATCCTGTGACTAATGTCATCATTAGCGAAGGATATAACGGAACACCAAGAGGAAGTTCAAATCACTTTTGCGGTGGCGCAACATGCAAGCGTGATGAACAAGCAATTGAAAGCGGAACACAGAATGACATAGGCTGTCATCATGCTGAAATGAACGCCATCTTGAACGCTGCTAGAACTGGCAACTCAACACTTGGCAAATGGCTGATTGTCAACTGTGATCCTTGCTTAATGTGCGCAAAAGCAATTCATCACGCTGGCATTGTCAGAGTGTATTGTCCAAAGCGGACAAGTTCAGGACTATCATATTTACATGAAAACAAGGTCAAGCTTGTCTCAATTGAAACATAAGTCAAAGAACTCGTTGACTTTGTTCCAATCGTTTTTCTTCATGTATGTCATCAGTCTTTGAGCTTCATTTATATACTCGTCAGGTATTCGATCCAGTTCAGCGACAAGTTCAGCGTAAGCTGGTTCACAGATACGAGGCCCATAAATGTTTGGTGGACAGTCTACAAGCTTTGGGTACTGTGCGACAAAGCCAGCGTGAACACCGTCAACCGCTTCTTTGTTTTCATGAAGCCACCAATTAGTTAAATCTGACCAGCCCCTTCTGATTACATCATGTTTGATGAAGCTGTAAAAAGCGTCTTCAAGCTCTTCAGGAGTCATGTCAGCTGGATCAAGCTTTTGTCGATTCAAGCGACCTTGTGCCGCTTCTCTTGAAATATTATGCTCGTCGATCACTTCCCAAAACTCTTGCTCGTTACTGAATGACCAAACTGTCTTGGCTTCAGTCTTGGCTTCAGTCTTGGCTTCAGTCTTGGCTTCAGCTTTTACTTCAGTTTTTTTTTGCGCTTGCTGTGGTGCTTGTTGTTGTTGTGGCGCTTGACGCTTCGGTGCTTGACGCTTTGGTGCTGGCTGCTTAACGTTGATCTCTTCACCAAGTGAATCAGCGCTGATTTGCGCTCGCTCGTCATCACTCATGTTTGTGTTGTCTGCGATCTCATCAGCTGAATAGATGCCGCTGACTGCGTCGGGAAATGTTGCACGAAGTCCCATTGTCAAAACTCTTGATCTAAGCATCTGCAAAGGCATTTGACGCCAGTTGCGATTGTTGGTCAATCCTTGTGCTTGCGCCATCTCATAAGTATAAGTAAACGTATGGACAATGTCAGCTGGCTCATCTGTTCTAGCAAACTCCATAGTGCATTGTTGAGCTGACCAAGACGCAATGCGCATGAATCGAACAAGGCCGCTATTTCGACAGATGCCTGACATCGCATCAGCATTCAAACTTGGCTTGCCTCTTAGACAATATGCTTGAGTTTTTACTAGTCCCATATCTCCGTTGAAATGATGACCGAACGCTGAATGACAAAGTAATAAGTCAAGCGGCCTTTGTCCATCTGTCAAAAGACTTGCAATCTCTTTGGCTTCTTCTCTGTTTGTCGGTGTGTAAATTGATTTCATGTTGTGTTCTCCCTTTATTGTTTAATTAGTATTGATAGTCAGCTGTTTGATAATCACGAGCGTCATCAAGCCTGGCTTCCCAGTGATCTATATTTGCAACGCACCAAGATCTAATGTTGTTGTAAGTGGGTTCAGCATTGATAAGCATTTGCTTTCGTGTGTAGCTCATACCACCGTTGATGACATTTGCGCATTCATCGGCTGGCGCATATCCACCGAAATTGATTACTACAAAAAGAATTGGCGCAAAGATTAAAGTGATTAAGCAGACAAGTTTAAAGTCTTCCATTAATTGATTGTCGGGATTCATGTCAGTGTCCTTGTTTAGTTGTTTAGTTCTCTTGCCGCTTCTCTGTCGAGTTCAGCATTCAATTCTTCTTCGTATTGAGCAACGTCATCTTGTTCTTGATCATCGTTCTCAGCTTCATAGCTGTCTTGATTATTGATGCGATGAAGTTCAATGCGCATTGCAATTGAAAGTGTCGTTGTGTCCATGTCGTTTATCCTTATTGTAAAAAGTCTTGTGCTGTAAAGATGTCAGTAAACATCATCTGATTAGCAATTGAAGCGAGCTTTTCAGCAAGTTGCTTACTTGGCTTTGCTCTATTGTGAATGATCTTTGAGAGATACATTGAATTTGTCCCAGCTTGTTCAGCAAGCACTGTAAGCTTGATTGATTTCTTTAGCTTTTTTCTTTTAGCTTCATTCATGTTTGTCTCCATTGAATGACTGTTGATGATGCATAAGAACTAACAAGTGAAAAAAGTATAGTCAAGTTTTTTTGTAGATAAAAAAACATATAGACAATAATGTGTGAGCGTGTTAGTTTTTGTTCACTATATAGGGGAGAAATTGACATGACTACACAAAAGAACGGTCTTGCACTCAAAGACCAATTAAGTCTTCAAGTAATGAAGCGACGTGATATCACAGCGTCAACAAAGCTCGTTTTAATCGGTATACTCTCAAGAGTAGACTGGACTACTTGGGAAAGTTCAAAAGGCTTCAAGAATGTATCTCAGAGAGATCTTGCTGACATCTGCGGAACAACGCTCGCAACAGTTGGCAAGGCAATTCAAAAGCTGGAGAGTTTAAACTTAATTCAGCGTGATGTATTCAAAGCCACAAAGCGGACAGCGCCACCAACAAAAGTCAACATCAAGCTTATTCAAGAATACAAAGCAACTAAGATCAAGCGCTACAAAAGCAAGACTAAAACAAAGCCAGACTTTAAGCTTGAAGAAATTAAAACTATGTCACAGGGTGACAAAGAAACTAGGTCACTGAGTGACAAAGAAATTAAGTCACTGAGTGACAAAGAAAATAGGTCACTATCAATAGAGAGCGAGAATATTACAATAAAATATCAATATATAAACATGGCACTGGGCCAAGAGTGTATTGAAGAATCTGCTTTGAATGAAGAGGCTGAAGACTGGGGAGTTCGTAATTCAGAGCTTTGGGGAGATCATTTAGAGAATGATCTTTTGATTTCTTCTCACTCTGACATATACTCTGACACTGACATTGACACTGACAACGACAAGGACAACTAACATGAAAAGCTTAGCAAGCGAAGTTCACAAGATCACTCGACATCTTGAAGAGTTCAAACGATTACGGGCCAACATGCCAAAGGCTGAAAAGCCAAAGGTGGTTTTCAAAGATTTCAGAAATCTGAATCATGACAATCTTGAAGATCATGACATGATTCATCAAGCGGCAGCTTATTTCAAAACCAAAGAGATTCCATACTGTGGCCGCTGCGGTGAGGGCTTCATCTATTCAGTTTGCAATCTTGGCAACAGAACAGCGACAATTTGCAAATACTGCGAGCGACCGAGGCGACGATTGAAAAAGCTAAATGATCTTCAATTGCCTTATGATGCAATTGGCATGCATCTAGGCCGCTATGAGTTTGACTCTCAAGAGCAATTCGACAGAGTGAAGACGCTTGTGACTTGGCTGAACACTCCAAAAGATCAAAGAGCTGATGTCAGTCCAAGCATTTACCTTTATGGCTCACCTGGCAATGGCAAAACTTCATTGCTTTATGCACTCGCAAGACAAGCTGTCTTCAGTGATCACAGAGTTTTATTCACAACACACACTCAATTGATTGATCAAATCAAAAGAACGTTTAAAGGGAACAATGACAATCCTCTTGATCAGTGGCTTGCAAAAGTGGACTTGCTTTTGTTCGATGAGTTTGGCGGCATCGGCGGAGGCGCAAATATGACTGAATGGTTCAAGGCCACAACGATTGACATTATTCAACGCATTTATGAACGCTGGGCAGCTGGCAAGCTGAGCATTGTCATGACAACGAATCTGACTCCTGATCAACTCTTCAACAAGGCTTTGAATAAAAACAAAGCTGGTGCTTCACGTCTTCAAGCTATATTCAAAAAACCAATTTACATGCAAGGCCGAGACAGACGAGGTGACAACGGGAATCTGTCAGACTGGGGTGTCAAATAGTCTTGCAAGCTAGAAAGCATTGTGCTTTAATCTCGACAGCCTAATCATTCATTATTAACTTTTTATTTATTTCAAAACTAAGTGTTTTAAACACAGACTCTTTGAATGGTGTGAAGTTGGCCCTTTGGTATTAGTATGAGACAACTTGAATGATTAGGCTTTTTCTTTTTTCTGTGTTTCGTTTCGTGTTTACAAAGCGTTTACACAGTAAGGAGAAAAAGTTTATGGATAAGCAGCCAATTGCGTTTAGAGTATCTTCAGAAGTGAAAGCTGAACTGTCAGCTATTGCACAAACTGAAAAGATGCAACTGTCAACAGTTGTTAGAATTCTCTTGGAGATCGGGATTGATGAGTATCGAAAAGCTAAAACAAGAGCTGGAGCAAGCTCAAATCTACTTCAACTTTTGGACAGAAAATAGACATCTACCGACAGCCGCAGAATCAGCGGACTATTTCGCTGGTAGGCTTGCCAAGCTCAGGAAAGAAATAACAGATGGCGAGAAGCATCAACACAATCATGATTCAGGGCGATGTTGTCGAAGCGCCAAAGATCGAACAAAATAAATACACTCAGTTCTTGCAACTCAAAGTGAGAACTATTGAAAGCTATATTGATAAAGATCAACAAGCTAGACAGCACATTGAAATACATGAAGTTCGCGTATTCGGTCAACTTGGAAGAATGCTCGCAGAGACTACCCAGCAAGGCGACACAATACTTGTTGAGGGAGCGCTGAAGAGCTTTGACAAGCAATTCTATGTCAATGTGAAATCAATCAAAACTGTGATCAAAGCAGATGGCACAATGCCAGGCAATGATGTTGATCGAAGACTACCAAGACGAAAGGTTTAAACAAAAGACATGAATGCATTTAATAGCGAAAAACCAAGACAAACTATAGGTAGACTTTTTCAAAAAATTACTACTGAGCGTTTTCAACAATTTGATTGTAACATCAATTCATCAAAAGATAATAAAGACTATCAATGGATATGTGACATTTATGATCAAGCATCGAATAGCTTAATTGAACTAAAATCTCACAAAATCATTGACCCACACGAAACAACGCTTGACACATTCGAGAAAATCTTAAAACAAGATGAAGTCAGGCGAAAAAATAATCAAAACAATTCAGGGCTTTTTTATCAACTGACTGAAATGAGCAAAAAATCAGAAAGTTTTGCTGTTATGGTTGGTTGTTACAATGAGGATGTCAACAAATTAAAAAACCAACTGATCAGTAATGACCCAAAGGGTTATGCTTCTTTCACTGAATATCGTTTTTTAATCGTACTGCCTAATTCAGTTTATTGGTGTTCTGTCCCTCAAAGTAATTTTTGGAGACATATTAAGGCATCTTGGGAGATAAATAATGGACAAATTAAAAGCTTCTTGAGAAATACGCTCGCAAGTTTTGATTTCTTAAGATCATATGAGATTACTGATCAAACAGGTTATGAAAGAAGCTTGATTGATTTTGTCAAACAATTAAAATTTGGTCTAACTGAAGATCAGATTGAATTAGCTTTTGATGGTAAACCTTACCACAACTATGTGACTGACACTCAACAACTAGAAATCAAACTAGATAAAACAATACAGACTTGGATTGAAAAAGAGAAGCAAGCTCAAGAATCAATTGAAGCCGAACAAAACGAAACTACTCAAGAACAAGCGCAAATTGAGCCTATTGAAAAGATCACTAAAGACCAAGTTGTTTTGTTTAAGCCTGACCAGCTTGAACTAATTGAAAAAGCTGTTGCTGATCATGAGTCTTTTTCAGCAATATCAGTCAAAGTTGGGCATTCTTCAAACTATATTGCTCAAATTATCTCACAGCCCAAAGGCACTTATACAAGAGAAGAATATGAACTATTTAGAAATTGGTTCATTGATATTTGCTTAGAGTCAAACCACTGGGAAACACCAAGTGATAGATGTAATTTAGATCAACTAAAACTAATCACTGACACATTGAGAATTAAATTAAGAGGACACAAGGCGCAAAATACAGGACTCAGAAACAGTAAGGCTGATCTAGAAAGTCAAGTTGAAGAGCTTACTGAATCAAGAGTCAGACAACGAAACATCATCAACGGTCTTGAATTAAAAATCAAAAAACACGAAGAGGAAATCAAAGAAATGGCAAACGCAGAGACACAAGAAGACAAAGGCTTGAGTCAACTTGAAAAAGAAGCATATGAAGCGGAGATTGAAAAACTAAATGACTTCATTCAAGGTCACAAAGCAAGAGTTGAAAACTTTAAAATCAGTAATGAAGAACTTAAGGGAATCATTGAGAGATCTGAAGCAAGAGCGCTTGAAACTGAAGCTGTTAAACTTCAAGACGAGATTGAAGAGCTTCAGGAGGAACTTGAAGAGCAAAAGTCAGAGACTGAATCACTAAGAAACAATATACATAGCGCTTATCAAAAAGATCTTGAACGCTATCGCAAGATAATTGACATGTTACTAGATCAACTCGACAAGCAAGAGAATGAATAAGCAAGAAAAGCTTCATGCTATTGTTTTAGATCAAAAGAAGCTTAAGGAACTCAAAGTGAAAGTTGCCTATCAAATCAGAATGCTTGCTATTCAGTATAAAAAACTAGGTTTCAGTTTTGGGCAGATTGCAGACACCTTCAACAAAGCTGGCTTGACTACTCCAAAAAACAACAGTCAATTCACGCCAGGCGCAGTTGCAAAGCTAATTAAGGAGAAACCAACTAATGAGTAAAATTTATCAAGATGGCAATGGAAGCGCAAAGCTGATTGACTTCATGGGAAGTGACAAGCGTATTGTTGATGCTGCTCGTGTTTCGTTTCTCAAAGATGATTATGCTGAAACGCAGTTGACAGACAGAGACAAGAAGCTGATCACGTTTCTCGCTTCACATAATCACACTTCACCCTTTGAACATTGCATTGCTACATTCATTATTAAAGTTCCTTTGTTCGTGCGATCTCAAATCATGAGACATAGAACATTCAGCTATAATGAAGTAAGCAGACGCTACACTTCAGAGCGCATTGACTTTTGGAAGCCTAGTCAGATGAGGGGACAAGCAAAAGACAATCTTCAATGCTCCGATGGCGTTGTTGAATCAAGTGAAGCTGAAAGCGCTTTTAAGCTTGCGACTGAGTTCAGTCTTGCTAGTTATCAACAGTTGCTTGATGCTGGTGTCTCTCGCGAAATCGCTCGTGGCATCTTGCCACAATCGACATACACAACATTCTACATGACAGGCAATCTTCACAACTGGATTAAGTTCATCAAGCTCAGGAATCATGAACACGCTCAACCCGAAACAAGAGACATTGCTGAACAGATTCAACGAGCGCTTGAAAAGTGCTTTCCAATTTCAATGTCAGCTTACTTTGATTCTAGTGCTGAGTTATCATAAATTAAGATGACTACTTTTTAGAATCGAGTGATTGAATGAATGATGAGTATTTAAAGCTTTTCTGTGTGAAACTTTATCAAGATGGCTTCTCTGTTAATGAGATTCAAAAAGCGATTATCACAAATCATGATATTGTGATGTTGCTTGATGATGTTCAGAGCTTGCTTGATGAAGCTTTGACTGAACAAGATGTACAAAAACGCACACGTACGCGAGAAGAACAAGTGCTTCATGCACTCTGTGAGATCAAGAAAAGACTCGTTGATACTGACTGCTCTCCGCTTCACAAAGAGAGTGAAGAGCTATATCAAACAATTTGGCAAGCGATAGGTGAACATTATGGCTGGGACAAAACAGACATCGAAGACACAGAAGACCAAGACTAAACGCAAAAGCAAAGCTCAGATTCAACGAGAGAAAAAGCAAGAACTTCTCTTGGATAACATCAGAGCTGGCATGTCAATTCATGCCGCTTGCACTCAAGCGGGAGTTGGTCGCACAACTCATTATCAATGGTATGAAAAGAACGCTGCATATGCTGAAGAAGTTGACGCAGCAATTGGTTTTTCAGAAGCGGTCATGCTCGCAAAGCTTGACAGATGCATTGACGACAAGATGGACTGGCGTGGCTGGGCATGGCGTTTGTCAAAGCGCTTTCCTGAGTATTACGGTGACTTAAAGCAAATTGAAATGAATGTTTCAAAAAAGTCTGATGGCTCTGAAGAAGTACTTAGCATGATGAAGCAACTTGAAGAGCAAATGCAAAATAAGGGAAGCCTAGCTTCGTCTAGGGAGAACACAGACGAAAGCTAGGCTTCACTGACATGAATACAATGACAAGTTGTAGACAACTAGAAAACTAGATCAAATCATGACTGAAATCAAACTAAATCCGCTTCAGCTTGAAATCATCAGAGGCATCACACGCAAAGACAAAGTGATTGCTGCTCGTTGTGGCTGGGGTTCAGGCAAGACTTCAGCGCTTGTGTTCTCCATCTTGTACTTGTCAAAAACAAGACCAGGGACTTCTTCGCTTTTAGTCACTGACACAACACCAAGATACAATTCAGTCTTAATGCCTGAAATGGAAAAATGGCTTAGTCCTCTTGGCTGGTCATACAATCACACAATGAAACAATGGACTGACAACAACAATGGTTCAACTGTGTGGTGTCGCTCTTACTTTCGACCAGGTACAAGAGAAGCAACGCATAATCCTTTGGAGGGTTTAAACGTAACAAGCGGAGTCTGTTTAATTGACGAGTGTCAAACACTGACAATGGAAGTAGCACATAAAGCTCTTGGTCGTCTTCGTGCTGGGCCTAGTCCCATTTTGATTCTTGTTGGCTTGCCTGTCGTCGATGCTTGGTGGGTCAACATGGCAGAAAGTCAAAACATTACGCCTCTGTTCTTCAGCTCTTATGTCAATCAAGACAACTTAGCTGATGAGTGGTTCGAAGCAACCAAGATGTTGCCGGCTGACGAGCGTGAAGCAATGATCATGAATAAGCCAAAGCCACCGAGCGGCTTGATATATTCTGAGTTCAATGAAGCAAGCCATGTCATTGATAATTGGCAATATAAAGAAAGCATGACTGGGCGCATTGCGATTGACTGGGGATTCAGAAAACCAAGTGTATTGATTATTGCATACGATGAAGAGCTTGACGCCTCTGTCATTTGTCATGAGATCAATCCGCAAGAGGTGACAACCGATCAACTGACAACGCTAATCTTGTCGATTGCGTGGCCTCGTTCATTGAAGAGTCAAGCACCAAGCAAGCGCATTTGGCTTGATGCTGGCGTTGCTGACAAAGCTGGTAAAGCTCGCAATGATCAAACAGGCAAGAGCGCATTCAGAGTTATGCGACAAGAGCCACCAAGAGGAATTGGAGTACCTCTTCGTCATACAAGTGACCCTATCAAAGTTGACATCTTGAATGGAGTGCAACGGCTTAAACGTGCTTTCAATTCAAAGCGCTATTTAATCACCAGGGAAGTGTGGAACAAAGGCGAGCGAGCAAGTGGAAACAGCATCAGAAAAGCAATCCTTTCTTATGCTTGGGATAACAAAGAGCAGCCAAAAAAAGATGGTAGAGAAGATCCACTCGATGCTTTAAGGTATGATTGCATTACATTCAATTGGAATGAAAACGCACTTGATCAGAAGTATAAACCAAGACGCTCGGCAGTTCGTGGAAGCAGAAAAGTAAATGTTGGAGGATCAAAGACAAGGAGCTTTTAATGGAGTTTATTGAAACTAAATTAGCCATAGTTCTTCTTGACTTGATAGGCTCAACCAAGTTTGTCCAGTCCGTTGGTCCTATGAAGAGCGCTATGTGGCTTCAATACCATGATCGGCTTGCTCGCTCCTTGATCTACAAGTTCAATGGAAGAGAGATAGATCGTTCCGATGGATTCCTCTTAAGCTTTGAACGTCCAATAGATGCGGTTAATTTCGCTCTGACTTATCAGGAAACAATTCCCCAAAAGACTAAACTTGGTTGTAGGATCGGAATACATTGGGGAGTAGTGGTGGAAGTCAAACAGGCTGAGATCTACACCATGACAGGAGCTAAGTCCGTTGAGCTTGAGGGAGTAGCCAAGAATATATCAGCTCGTACTATGTCACTTTGTCAAGCCGGTCAAGTGCTGCTAACCAAGGAAGCCATGACAGCCATTAAAGGCCGGACTAATAGCTTTACCCCCAAAGGTACAAGATACGCTTGTGTTGGTGAGTACAGGTTTAAGGGAGTCAAAGAGACTCAAATCATCTATGCAGTTGGTTCAACTATTGAATCTTTGCAACCTCCTCCAGGAGGCGACAAGGTTAAAAGACTAGGTGGACCAAAGAAGATCAAGAGTAGGATAAGAGATCGAAAGCTTAAAGAGTGGATAGCTTGGTTTTTGGTGAGGTATTGCTTTATCTTGATTCTCTATGTGATCTCTACTTCAGTCCCTATTCTAATTGATCCACATGCAAGAAAGATGAATGGAGTTGATGACCTGTTCTATTGGATAGATTATGTCATGGAGTTTATAGCGATGTTTTTAGGTGGTGTATTATGAATGCAGTTGAAGACAGGCAAGAAGCTAAAGAGTTCTCCAAGGATATAAAAGCGAGGCGTGGTTGGTGGTTCTCTGTTATGTTTCTCCTCCTTATCGTTGGTCTTATCCTGTTCCTAACTTACGTTAAGATAGTCGATGAGAATAGGGACGTGTTAGTGGGAATACTTGGTGTGATCACTGGTTCAATCTCAAGCATGGTGGCTATTGCTTCCGGTCGTGATCCATCGGAAGTGGAGGAACTTAAGGACAAGCTAGCTAGCGCCAATGCAGACAGAGAAGCTTTAATCGCTCGGCTTAGAGATGCACAAATCCAAATGCAATTGAAGACTGACCAGTTGATGGAGTTACAAGGCGCAGTCATTGACAAGCTGTCTTTGTTCAGTGGTGAGAAGCCGATCAAGACCAAGTCTATTAATCAAGTAATCCTTGATCCTACTGTTGAAGAATGGATTCCTAAAAAGTAATTGAAGTTTGAAGCTCACCAACTTATAAGAGTCTTGCAGGTTGAACAAACTGCTAAATGAAAGAAAGGTCACTGAGTCTAAGGCGGTGGCCTTTTTTTCTATGTAGAGAAAACACTTGATTTTATACTGAACAAGCTTTTATTGATAAATAAGTGTTCAGTGTTTATATTGTTTGTAAGCACCAATAGATCAAGGGGCGCTGATGAGCAACGAAGAAACAAAAGAACGCTCTCCGAAGCATTTAAGAGCGCTTACGCCTAGATTTGTCACCAAAGGCATAACAGGCACTCAGCTTAGTGGTGGAGTCATCACAGGTAAAGAGCAGAATCCAAAGCTTACGGGGCTTAATTGGGTTAATGAAGCTGAAGAGATGGTAAGGACTGATCCTATCGTTCGTCGCTCTTGGCATATGCTCCGCCAAACTTTACTCTCAGCCACCTGGCGCTTTGAGCCTGGAATAGAGAATGATCCGGTAGCTGATGAACTAGCTCGCTTTGCAAATGAGTGTTATGGCTTCGATGGTTATGCAGGCCAAATGACTACCTCTTGGGAAGATCAATTGGCTTACTTATTCGAGTTCGTTCCTCTTGGTTATCGATATGCAGAGGAAATCTACCGAGTAGGACCAGACAGTCAAGGAAAGATTAAAGTATGGCTTGACCACTATGCAGATAGAGAACCGAGCGCTCATAACCGTTGGCTATCAAGAGACAGTCAAAACCTTGATGGTGTTCTTCAGAATACAGTTGGTACAACTTACACTCCTCAACCGATACCAGCTAACAAACTTTTGCTTCTTACACTTAACAAGACAGGCTCAAACTTTGAGGGAGTTGGAATGCTCCGTCCTGTTTGGTGGTGGTGGAGAACCAAGCAAAGAGTATCAAACTTAATGTGTGTTGGTCTTGATCGATGGGCAGTACCAACTCCCAAGGTTAAAGTAGACAGATCACAAGCCGAAGCTCTTGGTCTTAGTGATGGTGATATAGACGCCATGATCGAAGATGCAGAAGCACAAGCTCAAAGTTTTATCAGTGCGGAGCAGTCCTATCTTGTGGAGAATGGCGCTGTTAGCTTTGACACTTACGCAGCACAACCGAACCTCTATGCGAGTGGACCAATCGAGATCATAGCCAAGTGTGATTCCCAAATAGCTTCCGCTTTCCTTACTCAGTTTGCTGATCTTGGCAACACTGAAACAGGAGCGAGATCCGTTGGTGAGATCCATCTCTCAGTCTTTAGACGCTCGGCTATAAACCTTTGTGATCTTGTAGCAAGCCAAGTCAGTGGTGTTGATCGTCGTGGTGGTGGAACTATTGGACGTTTAATCCGTTGGAACTATGGCTTAGTTGATCCCTCCAAGCTTCCAAAGCTAACTCACACAGGTCTTGACACTGATGACTTGGCCGAGTCTTTGGGAATGCTTCCGGGCCTTGTTCAGTCTGGTCTACTGACTCCTGATGATGAGTTGGAGAGAGCAATCCGAGAGAGACTTGGAGCAGGTGACTTGCCTGAAGATGCTCAACGCTCTGCACTTGAAAGAACAAGCTCAGTCAAAGGTGGTGGTGCTATGGCAGCACTCACAGAGCAATTGATCAAGCGGAGGCGAAAGAATGGCTAAAAAGAGAACACAAGCTCAGACTCCTGCGCCAAAAAAAGATCGAATCAAGGGAAGCGCTAAGAATCCAAAAGGGAGCGCAAGCGGTGCAAGAGGTGGAATCAAGATCAGTGACCAAGCTGTCAAGAGTCTTGAGAACATGAGAGACAAGCACAATGATCGCTATAATGCCAAATCTAAAAAAGTAGATATGGGTACACTCAAAGCGGTCTTCCGAAGAGGTGCCGGTGCTTTTTCTGTGAGCCATCGTCCAGGTATGAACCGGACTCAATGGGCGCTCGCTCGTGTTCGAACTTTCCTCAAGTTGGTTGGAACAGGTCAAAGGAAGAAAGCCTACACCACCGATCTTGACTTACTCCCCAAAGGCCATCCTCAAAGGACCGAGAAAGAAGCTAAGGCAAAAACACTCGCTCCGAAGAAGTATGATCATATTGATTTTACTCCACCAAAGGGAGCGCAAGAGTCAGCCAAACGAGCTTTAGAAGTTCGTGCTGATAAACCACCAAGTAAAAGAGGTATGACTCCAGTTGGCATCGCTAGAGCTAGAGATCTAGCCAACGGTCAAAGCCTTTCACCCGACACAGTCCGAAGAATGCTTAACTATTTCACAAGACATGAAGTGGACAAAAAAGGTTCCACGTGGAACATTAAAGGAAAAGGTTGGCAAGCTTGGCATGGTTGGGGAGGTGATTCCGGCTTCTCTTGGGCAAGAAAGATCGTGAAACAAATGAATACAGCAGACGAGAAAAGCACAGCGCTCCGAGCTTATGGAGAAGCTGTCCAAATCAGTTTTAACGAACCAAGTTATGATGTTCCTAATGGACTCACTATTGGCCGACCATTTAAGACTTTAGCTCTTGGTCAAGTCTCTTCTCGTATGAGTGGAGATGCTGTTGGCAAAGAGATCGACCAAGACCTACTCCAAGAGATGGTCCGAGTCTTTAACGAGCGAAAGCAGAATGATCCAGTGATCATTGATTGGCAACATGCCACATCACCATTTCAAGGTGGAACTCCTGCGCCTCCCGAAAGTGGGAATGCTCTTGGACTCATAGTTGAATTAGATCTTCGTGAAGATGGCCTTTATGCTACTCCGGCTTATAACGAGAGAGGATTGGAAGTGGTCAAGAATGCCGGTGGTGTTCTTTGGTCAAGTCCTGAGTTCCTTAATGGAGAAGTCTACTCTCGTGATGGTGGATCGAAGATTGGCAATGCTCAACTATTAGCAATCACACTCACTCCAAGACCTGCTCAATCACACGACAAGATTGAAAGGGTAACTCTAAACGAAAGGACATCCTTAATGGATAACATTGAGACTATGTCTGTTGAAGAACTCCGTCAAATGCTTGTCGCAAAAGATGAGATGGTGAAAGAGCTTGAACAGAAGATCAAAGATCAAATGACAGAGTCCGAAGCTTCTATGAACAAAGAAGAAGAAGACAAAGAAGAAATGGCAGAAAAGAAAGATGAGGAGAAAGAGAACAAGCTTGCTCACACTCCGGATCATGAAGAAAAAGAAGAGAAAAAGGACTATAAAATGAGCGAACAAGTTCTAAGTGAGTCTACACTTCTAAATGAAGTTCAAGCGCTTCGTGAGAACAACGCTAAATTAAATGAGCGTATCGAAGCAATCGAAGCAGAGAAAAAAGAAGTAGAGAAGCGTGAAGCTATCAATACTCTTTTGAATGAAGGCAAGATCACTCCGAGCGAAGCTGTAGTAGCAGGTAAAGCTTTCGAGCTTCGTGAGATCCAAGGAGAGTTCTGGACTATGTTCTCTGAGCGACCATCGAACAGCGCTATCCCTCTTGTAGAGGTTGGCCATGGTGCTAGTGGTGAAGAGATCAGCCGAGCCACTCTAGACGCTAAGATCCGAGAGACTGCCAAAGAGAAAAGCATGAGCTATTCTGAGGCTCTAAACTATATCCAAAAGAATCAAACTGATTTCTACACCAAAGCTATGGAGGCTTAATCATGGCTAATACAGATCAAATCATTTCATTCGTTGCCGCTGAAGCAATCACTGAGTACGCTCTTGTTTCAGCTGATACCGCAGGAAAAATCGTCATCACTGATGCTGCTACTGATACAAGATGTTTGGGAGTAGCTCAAAGAGCTTGCTCAGCAGGTGACTCCGTTGAGGTTGTGATTAGTGGTAAGACTCGTGTTATTGCAGGTGCTACCATCGCTAATTCAGTAAGTTTAGTTATGGCTACTACTGATGGAAAAGTGGCGACACATGCAACTAGCGGAAATTACGCTATTGGCTCAATCATTCCTAACATCAACCAAGTTTCTTCAGCAAGTGGTGATCAAGTATTCATCAACTTCACTGGTCCAAAACTTCTAATCCCTTAAGGAGATAATCCATGGCTTCATCATATAGCAATCTACATCCAGTAGACCAAATCCTCACAAGCCTAGTAAATGAGGCAGTTCCATCGGATAATCAACTTATCGCTGATAAGGTATTCGAGACCATCAAGATTCCTGAGCGCTCAGGTACTCTCCTTTTAGAAGAAAGCCGAAATTTCATGGGAGCAGGTGCAGGCCTTGACCTTGAAAGAGCACCAGGCTCAAGTCGTGCCACTATTGGTGGCTTTGATCGTTCTAGCCAAACTTATAAGGCGAAGATCTATGGCGCTTCTGACTCCATCGCTATGGAAGATATTTTCGATAGCCAATATCCCGGAAGCGAAGAAGCACGTATCGCTAAAAAAGTAAGCCGAGTAGTTAAGCTAGCTCGTGAGAAGCGAGCGGCAGATCTTCTTTTTGGTACTGGTAACTTCAACAATGGTGATTGTGGAGTGACTTTTGGTGAGAAGTTTAATGCAACAGGAGCGCAACCTTTAAGCCACTTGCATAGTCTTAAAGATACAGTATTCGCCAATGCTCATGGTATCAATCCAGATACTTTAGTCTTCGGTCGTGCTTTATTCCGAGAGCTTGCAAGGAATCCCGAAGTTCGTGGCTATGTTGGTAGCTCTGCTCAAGGCATTGCTAGCGGCAACCTTATCCTAAATGATGAGGCTGTTCTCTCTGTGCTTCGTGATGTTCTTGGCATTCCTAACATCTATGTTGGTCAAGCTCTCCAAGACACTGCGGTTCCTGGTGCAACTTCAAGCGAATCACCTATTTGGACTGATGATGTTTTATTCATGGGTATTCTTCGAGGCTCGGACGCTATCGTTCAAAAGAGTGGAAACGTTAAAGGAATGCCTGTTGGCGCTCTTAGTCTTAGCTTTAATGATATGGTCGCAGGTCAATATGATTCTTTAGACCGTACCCGTCGCTATGTTTACGCTGAAGAAGTTGGAACTTTCCACGCTGTTGATTCTACTCTTGGCTTCATCTTGACTGACTGTCTATAAGATATGCATTGTTCTTGTGGTCAACCTGTTCTCCTATCGGAGAAAAAAGACGCTGATAAAATAGCAGTTGAAGACATGACCCGACAGGCTAAGAGTCAGTCGGGTCCGTTGGCCACATTAACAAGAGCAAGAGTAAAACAACTCAAGGCTGAGATCTCAGCTGAGAAAGCTTTTGCTTCCACTCTTAGGAAAGCAAGAGCGCAACTATTGGAGACAGTGGAAACAGCTATTACAGCTAGTAATCCATTGACTCTCCTAAATCTAACAGATGAACAACTTTTGGAGTTTATCTTACAAGGTGGTCTTGGACTTGCTCTTGATGAGTTCATAGAGCAACAAGAAGCAATTAAAGCAGCAGCTGAACAAGCTATCAAAGCCATTCAACCCAACTTTGGGTTTGACTCGATAGCTCCACAACTTGACACCATACAAGCCACAACAGCTCAAGCGGTCTTTGATGAGGTAATCTTACCAACATTTAAGACAAGTATTAATGAATCTTTAAGGGATTTATTGGTGGACGTACCTCCCAACATTGTCATGAGTAATCTTGAAGCGAGGCTCAAGCGCTCCGAGGGGACACAATTGACAGAGGTAAAAACAAGGATCTCCCAATATGGTCGAAGCATCACAGCAGTAGCGAGTGAAGTGGCAGGACTAGACAATTATTTATATACAGGTCCAAAGGACGGAATCACTCGGCCATTCTGTAGAGCTTTGATAAATCTTGTTGTTAATGACAAACAAATGAGAAAGCTTAACAATGGTCAAGGTCTAAGTGTTATCACTTCAGGTGGTGGCTATAACTGCCGACATAGTTGGTCACCAGTCACCGAGGGATTTATAGAAGCGGCTAATTTAACCAAGGCCAAACAAGCCGACATAAACAAAGCAAACAGGAGCGCCAAAAGATGAGAAAAGCGATAACAGGCCAAAACTATCTTTATGAGTGGAATGCTCCAACACCATTAAGCACAGCACCAACTTTAGTGGTTAAAGGTGGCTCATCTGCTTTTAGTGAGACAATGACCCAAAGCCGGACAGACTTGACAGTCAATTCAATCGCAACAGATAGAAGAACATTGACTTTAAACACTAGCGCTATCTCTCTCCATCGAGATCAAGCTAAAGGTTTCTTGGTGACTGATGGAGATACTTGGTTTTCAGTGACTATCTCAAGAGTAGTTGGGACCACTGCTATTCTTGCCGAGCCACTTCCAAGAGAGATCGACTTAAGCACAAGCGCAACCTTAGTTTTCTCCATGTACTATGTGACTGTCACAAGTTCAGCGGTTACAGGTTTAAGCGGTTACTATCCTTATGAGCTTAGTTACTCGGCAGATCTTGGAAGTCAAAACCATACTAAGCTTGAGAAAGGTATCATCAAGGCTACTCCAAGACCTTTCGACACTGGACTAGATCATGATGAGCTTGTGGCTACTTTTGCCAACCTTGCCGACATGATCCCAAGAAGACAGAGCGACTTCCAACCACAGATCAAAGCTAGTCTTGATGAGATCGCTTTAATGATTAGAAATGTTATTTCTTCAAATGATGACATCACAGAAGATGAAGTTTTCAATGCAGAATCTTTTAAGCTTGCTCATGCTTATTGTACAGCTTCCCGAATCTATGAACTTAATCTTCAGCTTGATGCTGCCGAAGCTATGAGAACAAGATGCCAAGAACTTCTTGATTCTGCTTTGGGATCTGTTGCTTTGGATCTTGATGGTGATGGGATTGTGGACAGTGGTGAAGAGAACCTTTCTCGAAAAGGTGGAAGTCCTTCCGACTTTCGAGCGAGTTGGAGATCTTACAGTAAAAACTCAAATGATGCTTTCTTCACTCCTAAAAGAGGAATGAGGCACTAATGGCCGCCAAAGTTACATTGAATCTACCGAGGAGCTTATGGACTGCTGAGGACTCAATGGGACTAGCTTCCAATACCTTGGCACAGATTAAAATTAGGACAGGGAAAGGAGTAGACGCTAATGGACAGCCATTTAAAGACTACTCCCAAAAGCCTATCTATGTAGCTAAGAAAGGTGCTCGGCTAGCTCCCAAAGGTGGACGGCCATCAAGGACAGGTAAGAGCGTCTACTATGCTAAAGGCTATGCACAATATAAGGAAGATAGTAGGCGTAGGGGGCAAGGTGGGGAAAGTGCTAGCGTAGACTTGGTCCTTAGTGGGAACATGCTGAATAACTTTGTAGTTACCGAAGCGACCAAAGATGGATTCAAGATAGGACTGACTAAACATGCTAAGTATGGTTACTATGTGAATGAGGAGCGAGAGTTCATTGGCTTGACTCCTGGTGAAGTAGACCTAATTGTCAAAGCTGTCGAGATTGATCTAAGGAGAAAACTTAAATGAGTCAAGGTATCTTTGAAGCGCTTGAATACTTAGAGAATCAAGTAGAGGGAATCACTCCCAAGACTGACTCTCATCATGGCTTTGTTGCAACTAATAGAGGAACAGGCCACACCATACCACTTGAGGAGAGAGCCAACTCAACTCGATACTTTGAATTGAGAATTGATGGCCTTGCTCAAGATGATGGTCAAGCCGGCCTAAGTGGTCGCAAGCGCTCAAGAGTGCTTTGTCGTGTACGCTATGACATCCCCCAAGATGATGGTTTTTTACTTCGCTTGATGAATGAAGACTGCTCTGCTCTCATAAACACTTTAAAAGGTCCTCAGTATAATCTCGCTACAACAGGCATAGTCAGCTTGATTCCACTTGAGGCAACCATCGAAACAATACTAGACCAACAAGGTGAGAGACTAGCCTTTATTCTCTCACTTCCCTTTGATCTTCTTTATCTGGAGGCTTAATCATGGCAGTGACTCACCGTTCACTTTCAATTGCTGTTGAGAGTTCTTTTGGTTCTCTCTCGGCTACCACTGGACTTCCTGTGACAACAGGCTTGACCTATACTTCTATCCCTTGCGAGCGAGATCCAATTGTGATCGCTGGTGAACCTGTAGTCTCGGAGCGCAATGATGCTCGTGATGGTTCTTATTTTGTACCAAGTGAACCAGACACAGTCTACTCTTCAGGAAGCCGAGTAAGAAGACGAACCGGTCAAATCGTTTGTCGAGTGGACTTAACCACCATCGGAACAGCTGCTGACAATTACACATCAAACTATCTTGGTTTGCTACTTGGAGCAGGTCTAAAAACCAAACTACCAAGTGTTATCTCTGATACTGTAAGCGGTGTAAGTGGTAACGAATATACACCAAATAGTGCTCCTGCTATCGCTGACATTGGTACTTTAATCAGTACATCAATTGCAGGTCGTGCAGAATATAGCGCTATTACTGACAATGATGGAGGGACAGGGAATGTCATTTGTTCTCCTGCTTTCTCTGCTAACTCTTATACAGCATTAAGAGGGTTACAAACTTGGTATACACCAAGCCGAACCGAGACAGGAAACTTTGAAAGCTCAGTGGCCTTTATCATTGAGGGAGTGAACTTTAAGACTTTAGCCTTTGGTTGTGTTTTAGAATCTCTAAACATCACTTTAGACAATGGTCGCTTAATGGCTGAGTTTACATATCAAGCGGCATACATCACCGATGATCATGCGAGCGCAACAGGTCCAACAGAACCAAGCTATAACACTGGAGCAGCTCCTTTATTCAGAGGTTCATATGTTGTATTGAGTAGTGCATCACCATCAAGCTTGACCAATGCTTCTTCTCCTGATGCTCTTGGTCGAATCGCTCTTGATTGTGAAGACTTCAGCTTGACCTATACAAACACACTCACACCACTTGGACACTCAAACAGTATTCTAGCAATGAGTGGAATGGAGATAAGTGATGTAGCGGTGGAGCTATCTCTCACCATCTCAACAGTCAACACCACCATCAAAGATGACTTCTTCAATCGGACAGTGAGGCAAGTCTTGGTTGGAACCGGTCCTCAAGGTGATGGTCAAGGTTGCGCTATTATGCTTCCTGCGGCAATGCTCACAAATGATCCGAATGTGTATGACATTAGTGGCAACGATATAGTAAGACAACAGTTGACATATCAACAGAGTCGCTATGCAGGAGACTTCGGAACTTCAGCTTATGAAGCCAATGCAGGCAACTCTCCATTCAGAATCGCTCTTGGAGTTTAATTATGGCTTTGCATTTTCTAACCAGTTCAAACGAGACTATTGATGTGGTGGTGACTTGTGATTCCTCAGTGGAAGCCACCGAAGATCAAAGAAACGCATATTTAAACAGTGGTTCTCTTGATGATCTTGGAACTGTTAAAGAAGATGCTACCAAGTTTACTCTTAAAGCGCTCTCTCCATCGGAGCGAGAAGAGGCAGAAGTTAGAGCAGGTGCTTACACTCGGAGCGAGCTTGGCCGCTTGCTTTGGGTTGAAGCTCCAACCGATCCCAAAGCGAGAGCTGTTTGGCACCATGGTCTAACCGATGAAGAGCGAGAAGCTATGGCCGATTACAATGCTTATCTTCAACGTGTTTACATGGAAATGATCATAGGTAGTCTAACCAAGATAAATGGTGAAGATGCAACCATGAGCATAGTTAATAACATTAGGCCCGAATCCAACAGAGTCCAAACTATTAGTGAGTTGGTTATGCACATTCAAAGGATAAGCTTGCTCGGTATTGAGGGAAAATCGCTTTAGCCTCTAGTGTATGGTTAAACCACAGTAGAGGCCGAGCTTGGTCTTGTGAACAATGCCAAGCCAAAAAAGAACTAAGGAATCTTCGAGGGAATTGTGGTGGACCTTTTAAACAAGGACTTCCACAAGCCCAAAAAGATGAGCTTGGTCTTTTCTTGCCTGGTTATAGAGTCGCTCCTGACTGTGGAGAAAACTATAGTGAGCTTAAGATTCGCTCCTGTCCTGTTGCTTCTTCCAATCGGCTAGCTTCAATTATCCAAGCCTATCACAGACATAGAGCAGGTCTAGCCAAAATTACTCATACATATCCGAATCCAACTTGTGCCTTACTTGAAGCGGTTGATGTGCTACACTCTAACACAGAAGAGGCACACTTAAGATCTCAAGAACGTGCAATGAAAGAGGCTCATAATGGCAAATAATCAAGTAGAAATTGATGTTGTCTTAAATGCTGAACAAGCCGAGCAAGGCTTTGATAAGCTTGAACAAGGCTCCAAGGCTGTCGGTGAATCATTCAGTAGCGTTGGAAAAGCCGTTTCATCTTTGGGAGGAGAGGCCAACCAAGCTTTAGGCGGAGTTGGTGAGTCTCTTAGTGGTGTAGTCGATGGTTTTGGAGAGCTTGCAACAGCTGCCAAGAGTGGTGGAGCAAGCTTTACAGCTTTAGCAGGTCCAATAGGAATCGCTGTAGTAGCTGTCATGGAATTAATCCAAGCTTTTAAAGAATACTCAAGCGAAGTAAGTGGCGCTAATATAAAAGTTGAGGCTTATCAATCTAGTGTTACTGAATTAACTTCGATCATTGAAGAGCTTAGTGATGCTCAGGTCAAACTCAATAAGGCAGACATTGAAGCCTTTAGAATCCAGAGTCAAAGAGCACAAGCTTTAACAGCTGAGGGAGAACTCTTAAATCAAAAAGGAGCTACTCTTAGAGCAGAGATAGCTTTACAAAAAGATGCAATTGCAGAGATTGAAAAGAAGACAAAATCAGAGAGTACATATTATGTACAGAAGTTATACTTTGAAACAGTAATAGCAACCAAGAGAAGAGAGATAGCAAGTCTTGAAGCCAAGCTAGCTCCTATTACTCAAAAGGCTGATAATACAGCTATTAAAGGAGCTGAACAGCGCTTAAAGCTCACTGAAATGAGAGAAGAGAAACTCAAAGAGTCTCCTGAGTTCATTAAGAAGCAAGCCGAACTTGAAGCAAAGATCTTAAATGAAGCAAATAGAAATCAACTACAAGCAACAAAAAGCACAGTTGATACACAAATTAAGATCGCTCGTCTTGCTAGTAAGCAAAAAGAACGTGAACTAAAAGCTATTGAAGATATAAGTGAGCAAGTAAGATCCAAGGCCATAGCAGGAGAGCGAGCAAGGCTTCAAGCTGAGATCACAGCTATTGAAAAGAGCGCCGCCGACAAGAGAAAAGCGGAAGCAGAGAAGCGAAGACAAAAGCGCCAAGCAGATCGAGCAAGAGAAGCGGCTATGGAGTTAGCCAAAGCTCGACAATTACAAGCCGAGCTTAGAAACATTAGAATGCTTGAACTGGAGTCAATGAGACTTCAAGGTGCTAGTGCTATTGAGTTGGCAGTAGAACGTTTTAATGATGAGGTTGCCTTGGCTGACGGAAGCGCCAATAAGATCATAATTGCTAATAAGCGTTATCAAAACGAGATCACCAAGATTCAAGAAGATGCACAAGAGAAACGCTTCGCAGAAGAAAAACAGTTTGCTCAACAGCGCTCTAACTTTATCTTTGAGACTCTTGAGTTTGACGCTCAACAGATTAAAGACCAAACTGCTAGAGAATTAGCTCTTTTAGATCTAAGATATGAAAAAGAAATCAGATTAAATGAGCATACTCAAGAAGAGATTACAGAACTTCAAAGAAGAGAATCTATTGAAAGACAGAAGATTCAAAAGCAATCCATAGACGCTCAAATTCAACAAGTTGGAGAATTTGCCAACCAATATGGAGCAGGTTTGGCGGAGGCCGCTTATGCTTCTCTTTTGTTTGGTGAAAGCTTTAAGGAATCTGTTGGAAATATATTGATCTCACTTGGTCAACAGGCAGCAGTTCAAAGTCTAATGGAGACAGCCAAAGGAACAGCAGCTCTAATCCTAAATCCTGCCGGTGCTTCCAATCACTTTTTAGCCGCAGGTCTATTCGCAGGAGCGGCGGCCTCCGCAGGTATAGCAGGAAAAGCGATGGGAGGTGGTGGAGGTGGAGCAGTGGCCACAACTTCCACAGGTGCAGTCTCTCCAACAGGCACACCACAAACAGCGACCACACCAGACAGAGAGCAAGCAGAAACATCAAGCATGGTGTTTAACATAAACTTTGGTGGAGCTGTGATATATGACACTAAGAAATCAGCCGAGCAAGCTTTAGCCGACCGAATCACAAACATTCAGAACACTCGAAGACGTGGAGCACCAAGAAGAGGAGCTATGTAATGCCTTTAAATAATCCTGCGCCTAACTTCGGTTTATTAACCTCCTTTGATATGACTGGACAAAGTGGAACTACTGTCTTCACTCGCTCAGGTGGAAGTGATGTAGATCTCCCAACTTTCACAGGTGACCAAGGCTACTATGAAGATGTACTCTTCTTCTTGAATGGTCGGGGAGTAGATGCAAGCTTCAAAGCTGATTATCAATTAGGACTTGCTACCTTTGGCGCTTCTTGGTCCATGACTATCAATCAAGATGATAAAGTGACCATTCAAGCAAATGCACAATTCAAAGTTACATCAACCGGAAGCAGTGATCCTTTTGGATTTGGTAGTGCTACACTTGTTTCAAGCTTGGTGGGTTCTGTTTATGTTTTGAGCGCTCCCAATGATTGGACTAGAGGACTGATCGATCTCGACAATGTCACCTATAGAATAGATGAGTCAGAAGGCTCTAACACTTTCAACATTCCAAGCATCAAGAGTGATGTTCAAGATGTAACTTGCTTCATTCGTGGGTATAACGAAAGCGATGTTGACAGCTTTGGACTAAGCTCACTTCAAGCACTGGATAATACTGCTCAAAGTTCAACGGACATCACTTGGGCTTTAACCGATAATGGACATACTCAATGTCACTATAGGACAAGTTTAGGCGATATTACATGGAGCAATACAACCATAAGAAATCTCTTAGGATTCACAGGGGGAGAGTCTCCTGTGGTCGATGGAAGTCATTCTCGTCTAACATCTACCTACAAAAACCAAGCTGTTTTAATTCCATCAAGACCATATCAAAGTCACCACTTATCAGTAGAAAACATGAGTCAAAGTCGGAGGAAGATAGGTGGAGGTTATGTATCAAACTTTATAGGCTCTTATATAACGTCCATTCTTAGATTCGATCTTGATGCTCTACTGGACCAAGTTGATGACTATCGACACTTTACAAATAACTTCCTCCCCTTGGTAGGCAGTGGAGAGCGAATCAACTTCTATCAATCGTGGGGAGACTCCAGGAGAGCGCTTATTACTAGTCAAGTTAACGCAAGCCAACCAGCTTTTGATTTGATGTTTACTTCAGAAGATAACGGAGCTTACGGAAGAGTAAGAGGAAGCTTAACCACTGCTGACTTTGACTTGGCTTATCCAACAAGACTCAAGAGAAGAGTTCCTGTTAATATGGAGATTGAACACCTATGAGCAATTCATATTCATCACCACCAACATTGGTAGATCCTAGCCGAGTGACAGCAGGCTTGACACTAAGGACCACCGAAATTTCAAAACTTGGAGAGCTTCAAAATTATTCTTTTGCTCATGGTGGTTGTGTTGATGTAGTGGCTCAAGCTTGGGGGAATGCAGTCTTTAGAGTTGATGCCACAAGCAAGACCGATATTTGTGAGTGGTATATCCCACGACCAAGCGACCATCACAACGTCTTTAAGTTTCGGGTTGCTTGTCATAGATCGGCAGCAGGAAACAAGATAGGTGGAAGAATTACTTTCCCTCTGTCATCTAATAGTTATGAGTCGGAAGTAGTAATTACAGATACAAATCGATACGGCACAGTTTTTGAGGAGCTAGCTATTTCGGTGACAGCTACTGAAAATGAATTATTTTGCCGGCTCACTCTTTTTGTGGAGTGTTCAAGTGGTTATGTAGAGATCTCCAATGTAAATGGATCTTGGGTTGATATACTCTCTCCTTTAGATACTGGAATCTTAAATCAAGGTGATAGTGAGTTCACACCGCAGGGAATCAATAGGCTCGGAGCAGATCGACCTTTAAGCGCTCGTTTTGGTGTGGAGACTTTGAGGAACATAACCACATTAAGGAAGCGAGGTAGGACGCTTCTAAATTGGTCGGGTGCATTCTCTTTTGTGTCGGGAAGCAATAGTCCTCCCAAAGGGCTTGGAACTTTTGATCTTGACTTGATGTATTCAATTGTTTCGCTCTTTGGAGGTATGAACCAAATTGAAGATCTTAATGTTGATGTATTTATTAACGTAGAGAACTATTCAAGTGGGACATTTGAAGTTGAAGTTTTTGGTTATAGATTGGCGATAGCTCAGAATGGCTGGAATAGCTATGGCCTAAGTTTAAGGCTTAGTGAGCTTGAGAGATATAGCCGAGACTTTAGACTCTCCATGTATCAAGTCGGATTGATGCCAACGGCTAGAAATCAAGCGATCTTACTTGGTGATAATAACCGGATTACTAGCAATCCTGTTTACATCAAGGGCTTGTCAATTATAGGAGTATAGCGTGTTAATACCTACAGGATTTAAAAGACTACCAAGTGAGCAAGGTTGCTATAATAATCAAGTTCTCTTTGGTGGAACTGTTAGCCAAATGGCTAGCGCTTTAGCTCAACTTACTCACTGTAAGTTCTTAGGACAGGCACATTATAACATTGGTCAACCGACATTCACTGCGATAGGTGGCAGACAAGGTTCAAGTACACTCTATAAGAATGTGACTTCCTATAATCTCCTATTCCAAACAACGCCTATCACTTCACACTTGGCTTTGATCGTCCAGTGTAGATCTTGGGGAGATCCAAATCAGAGCTGTTTCTTTGATGTAGAGTTGAGGAATACAACAAGCAACAGTTACTCAGGGACCGTCCTAGATGTTGGGATAAGATTCCAACAAGGATCTGATCTAACCGGTGGGGACTTTGAAACAATAACAGCTTTCACAGGAACGGAATTAATTGACGCTCCGACCAATACCACTCCGGACTTTCCTCGGCCTTTGTTTGTACCAAGTGCAAATCGTGGTCAGCTGTTAAACTTGCGATTTGACTTTAATTATGTGGAAGCCTTTACTATTCATATATATGATTTGTTGATTCCTGAGGTGACTCCATGACAATAACAAGAGAGAATGGACGCAGGATCTTTGCTCTTCAAGTCAGTGGATTAGAGTATAGATACCACAGCACCACACCACCAAGCTCAACGAGTTTAGATGCTAACATAGCAACAAGCATTGCTTATATTGATCAAGAGGGAATCTCAACAGTTGGAGCTTTTAGCGCTTCGGTTGATCCAAGTGGTGGTATTGGTCAATACTCTCCAATTTCAATCACTCTCCAAATAGATCGCAAAGGTGGAAGTGGAGATCCAGGAGTAGTCTTTGGCAGGTGTGGCGCTCGGAGTGCTTCCAAGAGAGCACAGTTAACCGAAGATATAAACAGAGCAGACACCACCATCAAAGTAGGTCTTGATTTAACTGGATTATCTTATCCAAGGCTTTTTCATATTGGTTCTGAAACAGTCAGAGCAAGTAGCGCAACAAGCTCAACCATCACAGTAACAAGAGCACAGGGAAACACTAGACCACAGTTTCATCGAGTAGATCTTGAGGGGTCTTTTGTTCCTGAGATCACAACCGAGATAACCACCTTTAGAGGTAGACGAGCAAAACTATTCATGGCTCATCAATATACTGATGGGACTGTTAGTAATTATGTAGAAGTGATAAACGGCTTTATTGAGCAAAGTCCAATCATTGAAGCAGGTGACTCCATCTCTTTGTCTATCGTTCCTTTGACTGCTCTACTTGATACTGAGTTGGCTGACAAGATCAGTCAGACTAGACTCCTACAAGGCTTCCACTATTTCGATGGTGAATATGGAAGCTCTATGGAGTACGCTCTTGGATTGAGTTATGACACCGAGCATCAAAGTCCAACACTTGCTCCAGATACAAGCACAGCCATAACAGCAAATACTTTTAATACTGTTATCAATTCAAATTATACAACAGCGGATTACTTAGCCGACTTTGATCCATCTTTACCAAGTGGACCGGATCGAGATGAATACATAGGAAGCCACCCACGTTATCCAAAGCTTAAGAGCTTCTTTCAAGCTCCTTTTGCAAATGAGGGAGTCTTCCCAACTAACTTAACTTATTCCTCATCAATATCCGGTTATACAGTCAACGCAGATAGCTCTCCAAGTGTAGCGCTCACAGCAACAGAAATAACGAATACAGGCTTTTTTAACATCACAGTAAACCGATATGAATTGAAACAACATGAGCTTGGTAATTCTGAGGTCAAGCGATGGCCTAATGTGATCAATGATGTTTTGGCAAGCTCAGGACCAAGCACAACTCAAGGCTTTAATGGTGGCTTTGCTCAATGGCGCTTGAATGCTGATAATGTGATTCGAGCAAGCAAGCTGAGTAACTCACCATTTAAGGGCAAGGTAGTCTTATGGAATGGCTACAACGGTTTTATTAAGTTTAAAGAACATATTGAGAATGAGTTTGGAACAGCTTCTCCGAGGCTATACACCAACAACGGAACAAGCTTAAACTTTCCTCCGGGTATTGGCCTTTATTATCCCTTGGACATTGGGGAGCAAGAAGATCCATTCTATCCCGACCAAGGTGACAAGTTCATAGAGGTCACAGCCTCAACCGAATCGAGAACAGGCTTTTTTAATCTTCGTGATATGGCTAAAGCATATTACCAAAACTATGAGTCTAAGATCTTGGTTGAGGATTCGCTTGGCTTGCCTACTTCGGCAACAGCAGGAAAAGTTTATGACATCATAGTTCTATACTATGACCGACAGAGCGAGAGCACCAAGAGACAAACTTTTCAAGTGACTCATGAAACTTCTGCAAGCTTTGGAGGATCATCTATAGGAAGACTTCTTCATATAGCCGATTCTAATAGCTTCTCCAATAATGTGAGCTTTGCAGATTGGCAAGATTCGGAAAGAGTCTTGATCTTTAGAGGTAGTCAAGTCATTGAAGACAATGCAGGCCAAATCATGCTCAAGCTCTTAGAGAGTGGCGGTGGTGATTCGATTAATGGCAGCTATGATCTTTTAGGATTAGGCTTGAATATATCAAGTAGCGACATCGATGAAGATAGCTTCTTGGCCGTTGGCGCTTCCTGTCCTTTTGTGTTCACTGATCAATTCGCAGGAGATGGTTCAAGCTTGAGAGAGATCTTTGATAGCTTGTTGAAATTGATGGGTTCTTGTCTTGTAATGAAGCGAGATGAGTCCACCGGTCGAAGTCG